TGCTAAAGTTGGTGTGCCTGAAGCTGTAAACGTATTATTATTTCCTGATGTATCTGATCCAGGAGAAGTTGTATCCATTTTTAAAAAGAAACCATTAGTTCCATAAGTAACAGAAGGACTAGTCTTGATCGTCCAAATTCCAGTTGCTGCATTTGTTTCGCCAAAGACTGTTGGTAATTCTTGTGAGCCATCTACGAAAGCAAAATAAGATAATGTACCATCAAAGTAATTTGTACCACCACCATAAGCACCAATAGTGTGTGTTCCACCCATAGGAAAGTCTGCATTTACAGATGGATTAATTCTACTTGAAAAACTTGTTTCTTGAACACCATTAATATACAATTTTATTCTATCATCTGCCGTACCTAAAGTAGTATCTACAGAAGCCACAATATGATACCAAGCTGATATATCTCTAAACTTTCTATTTGTTAATAAACGACCAGTATTTGAGCCACTTACTTGTAATCTAAAATCAATAAAATCATCATCAAAACCAATCTGTGACCTATTAGTGCCATCAACATATGTATCAAATATATGTCCAGCAGCTCCACCTGCTGAACCAAGATTACTTCGTTTAACCCAATAAGATATAGTAAATTTTTTACTACTCGTTGGTGTTCCTGATGTTCTTGATAATTTTGTTGTTGCCATAATATATTTCTAGTTAAACTGTGTTGATCCTGTTGCGCCTACAGAAATGTCAATTGTAAATGCTTGAGGGCTTGTTTGTCCTTCGGCATCTGTTGCTGTAATTGTAAAAGCAAACTGCGTTGCAGATGTAGAACCAGATTCTGTTCCTGTTATTGTAGCAGTTGTAGCCGCTGTATTCAATGTCAATCCTCCAGGTAAAGTTCCTGAAGTTCTTGCAAAAGATGCAGCGTCTGTTGCAGTTATACTAATAGTTCCTACATCAGATCCTGCTGCAAAAGTTCCAAGAGATCCTGCTGCTGTTTGCCATGCAGGTAAATCTGAAACAGTTAATGCTGTAGATCCTGAAATACCAGCTTCTCCATCTGGGTTTTGAATAAAATAAAAATAAACTCCGTCAAGAGAAATAGTAAATTTACATGTTAATTGAGTGTTACTATTAAAAGCTGTTTCATCAGCTGTAAATCTTTGTCCTGTTGAGTTGTTAACTAATACTACATTTGGAATACTAGTAAAATTTTGTCCTGTGATAACGATAGTAGATTGTGCATTTGTAATAACGGATACATCAGCTGATGTAAAAACAGGTTGTGTTTCCGTAGTAGATATAGTTCCGCTAGCTCCTAAGGCTACCGCTACTGTATTATAAGTAACAGAATTATTTTCTAAAGTTGAGTTAGCAAGAGGCAGTAATTTATTATTACTTATACTACCAGCTAGCTTCGGATTGGTTACCGAACCATCTGCAATATCTGCACTTGTTAATGCCGCATCAGCGGGACTTCTTCCAATATATGCCATTTTTTAATCCTAACTAATCTGGTTAACAGTACTAACCCAAACATCAACGCTAGATGCAGTATCAGAAATCACTTTAAGTTGATCTCCATCTTGTAATACTACTTTGGCTCCACCATCCATAACTTGTAATTGAGAACCTGTTGGTACAGGTGCATCTTTTATAAGATAGTTGGTAAAAGAACCTCCAGCATCGGTTACAAATGCGCTTACGTTAATAGGAGAACCTAATATATTTGCTAAGCCTATTCCTACTACACAGTTGTGTGTAGATGCTCCAGCTGTGTATATTAAAGTTGCACCTGTTCCGACTGCTTCTGCTTTGGATCTTCTAAAATCTTGTGCCATGTTTTACTCCTTTTCTATAATGCAACGGCCATTGCCACTGCAAATCCTTGTGTTGCAAGTCCAGCTATTGAACCACTAGACGCTGCTGTTAATCTTCCTTTTTGATCTACTGTAAAAGAAGCTAATGTATATGAACCTGCAGTCACTACAGTGTTCCCTAATGTAATTACACCACTTGATGCTATTGTTGCATCACCTGACATTGCTACACTATCATAAGCTATTCCATCTGCTACTAATATTTTACCACTGGTAACATCTGTTTCAGATATAATACCTAGACTAGCTCCTGTACCTTGAACAATGTCCCCGGTGCTACTAACCATAATTCCTTTTGAAGCAGGCAATGTACAAAACACTGCTTTATTTCCTGCCGTAAAGTCTACTAAATTTCCTGAATTAGAAGAAGTAATAGGTGTACGAGTTAGCGTACTACTACTTGTAGTAAAAACTCCTGTTCCTACTTCCCATTCATTGTAAGCGTTGTCTTCATGAACAATTGCATAATAAGTAGTATTGGTATTTCCAATACCATTAGCAAAAGTTTCAAAATGATTTACAGCGCCATTAAGAGTAACTGCACCAGTACCTGTAGTAGTACTTATTTCTCTTACTCTGTCATTAACTAAAAAAGCCATTTATAAAATTACCCTGTTACTGTTAATAAAGCACTTGCACCAGGAGCTGGCAATTGAATAGTAAATGTACCATTCGTTGCTGTCTGGTCAGTACCAAAATCTAACCAAAACATTGCTGAGTTAGTTGTAGTAGCCTGAGTGTTATATATTAAAGCATATCTTGCTGTAATAGAAACAGGACTCCAAGACGGATCCGGTGAAAAGTCTAAATAGCCAGTAGTACCTGAAGTACTAACCACGTTATTTTGTAAAGGAATTCCTCCAGCAGCATAACCTGTACCTGATGCTTCATTAGCAGTGCTGTATACTGTGTAGTCAGCTAATCCAGTAGCCGAGCTAGTATATAGTGCAATGTTACATACGTCGGTAACAAGCTCATGCTCTCCTTTTAATAGTTGTGGTTTAAATGTTGTACATACTACGTTTGCCATATTGTTTTCTCCTTAATAGTTATTAGTCATTGTAACGGTGTTAGGTGCATTTAAAGTTTCTCTAATTACACCATTCATATATTCATCTCTTCTTCTTCTACCTTGTTGTTCTACACCAAGTCCGGTTAAAGATTGTTGATATTTATTTTCGTACAATTTGTACATGTTATCATTTTGTAAGAAAGCAAATGCCTCGACGAGACAGGCATATGTAAGCACGTTTGGAGCATTTAAACTCATGTACGTGGTGCTACTAGAAACTCCTGTATTAAAAGCAGTTCCATCTGCAGCTAGCGGTCTTTTAACATAAGCTAGCTCAACATTCAAGGCTGAATTAGGGGTAGGCGCAATATAAGCTGTAGTCTCATTCCAGTTAGCATAGTACTTAGGTACACCTTGGGTTACTCTATTTCCTGAGTATTCGTCCATAAAAGAGATATCTTTTTTTAATAAAACTTGTCTTACACCTGGATCTGTATAAGTAGTAAAGTATCTAATAATTAGAATACCTGTAGGTAGTGTAACAAAAGGATTTCCAACTGTAAGAGTTGAATAATCATTTTGTCTAAAAACGTCCATATCTACATCAGTCATTATTCTAAATTCAGCATCTGAAATAAAGTCATTAATAATAGTTGAGCTTAAAACTGTTGCTGTAGTTTCTGTGTAGTCTCTAATTTTTTGTACTAGTTCTGCATATGTCATGGTAATAATACAAGAGGTCCTGCTGTAACAATAGTGCCTCCTCCTTGTTTGTTTCCTTCTGTAGCACTACCTGAAGCTGCTGTAAAGTAAAACCAATTATTATCAGTTTTCGGAACTACAGCACCATTTTGATAAAAACCAAGATTAATTATGTTTCCGCCTTCTTGACAAATAACCGATCCTAAAATTCCATCTACATTAGGTATATTAGAAAAAGCTCCTATAGGATCAGAATCACTACCTGTGCCAGGTGATTGTTTTGGTGCACCTCTAAATCTTACTACTTCTCCTGGTAATCTTCCATGATTAAAAGAAAATACATTTATAATTCCTGAACCTGCATCTGTAGTAAACAAAGGATTAAGTCCTAATAAAGCAGGAACTGGATTTGTACCAGCTGCTCCTGAAGGTGGTCTTGGATTCTGTAATGCTGTTCCATCTCCGCCTCTAACTTTTAATTCTAATTGTGGTTGTTTAATTTCGTATTCAGAAATATGTACCCAAGAACCATTCCATTCACGGACCATCTCTGAGTAAGGAAATTGCATTCCACTTCTATCTGAAATAGCAATTGCATTTTTACCAGTTGCAAATTTTCCCATTAACCTACACTCGGATAATATGCTTTTGGTGTTACATACGTACTTGCCGTAGAACCATCAGCTGACTCCGCCCTTACTAACTCATCTTCATATATTAATTTTAATGCTTGTGTTCTTGCTGGTGCAATTTTTATACTTAAATAATATGCAAGACCTGAACACATACAGGGAAAAAATCTATATACTACATCCGTAGTATTTTCATAAGAGCCTGCTGCTGTATTAGTTTCTACTCTTTTTATATACCACATGTAAGCATAATTACTTGCTTGCGCGGAACCTGGAGTTAAGTAAAGATACATAGCTGTATAGTCTTTTAATCTTTGTAAGAAGTATTGACTTGGTACACCTGTAGAATTTTTATTTGCTAAAGCAGAATAGTTTGAAAGATCTATACTTGATAAAGATGTGTCGGTAGGATTAGTGGTACTTGAAGAAATATTTCTATAAGAAACATTAAGAATATCATCTACATTATATAATGGTGCAGTAATGGGATTTGCAAAATCATTGTTAGTTACGTAATTAGCATTTGTTTTTCCTGAGGAAGCTGCTCTAGTTGCATCCCAGTTAAAATAATAAATATTTTGTCCTGCTACTAAATCAACAGAAGCATCAGCAATTTCCCAATGTAAAATTCCTCTATTACCCCATTCAGCAAATAGAATATTTAAGGACCTTCTTAC